CCATTGGGGAGTGATATAGAAAAGGAATAAAAATGGCTAAGTTAAATAATTATGTAGTTTCCCTATATTGCGGTGACACATACCTGGATGTGTACGGCAGCGTTGATAAAGACGAGCCGGATGTAGGCTACATTGGCGGCATTGACATTGAAGATGTTTGCATAGCCGATACCGAAACCAGCGTACTAGAGATGATTCACGGACTAGGCGGCTGGGCCAAGTTTGAGATTAGCGTTCAAGAAGCCTATGTTTCAAGGAATGACGCATGAAAGACATTATCTTGGGGCTTTTGCTTGGAATAGCGTTCTCAATTTTTTTTTTCGTGGCTAACTATTTGATGGTTGGCAATGCAATATAAGAAGTTTGACCAGCGGCTACATGATGCGTGTGACCCACCTGCTCGTAATGCGGTCGCTGGCTGGCTTAAAACGGTTCACCATGTCGATGCCGTGCCTAACCCTGATAAGTACGCTGTAGACCTCGTTTTAAGCCGTTACGGGCAGCATATTGGATATGGGGAAGTGGAAGTGCGAGATTGGGGTATGGATTTTTGCCCTTACGACACAATCCACATTGCTCAGCGCAAGGAAAAACTGTTCACCAACCCTCGTACTACCATGTATGTGGTGACTAGAAACCTTACCCATGCCTACTGGATCAGGGCCAGCAAGATCAAAGACTGTCCATTAGTTGAAGTACCAAATAAGGCAGTAGCTAATGAGGAGTATTTCTACGATGTACCCACGCATATGTGGAAATTTGTAGATTTACGGGATGTTTTTTAGGCGTAGGGCCTTGTACCCGCTTTATCAATAATCAAAGACTGTCTGCGAGGAGTACTGCCAGCAGTATTAGGCACACTAATATGTGTCCAACGGTCAAATTCTCGAATAATTTGGTCATATCCAATTCCGGATGCAATAACAGCCCTTACGACTTCATCGGGGGTCATGCCTGGTACTCGTATATCTGCTGCACAACCAATCCGATGCTGGCTAGTGTCCTTTGATCCTACCGCATCATTTACCTGTTTGCAACGAAAGGCTGAATTGACCATGATTGGTTTGCCACCTAGAACCGTTTTAACTTCCTCAAGAAACGCAGCCAAGCGCACAAGATTTGCCATTTCAGAAGCATTAGGCGTATTGTCAAACTGGCGATGATCCGTGTGGGTAAGTTCTTCATAAGTAAAATGTTCGCTTAGGTTCATTTTTTCATCATCTCCTGAATCTCTTTGTTTTTGTCTTTGCTGCCTTGGCTTGAACCAAAGTAAAACGATAAGACTTGACCTGCGCTGCTGGTAATAAATCCAAGCGCAAAGATTACCATTTGTTGTTGGTCTACAGGTACATCTTTAAACATCAAGATACCAATAAAGCTAAAGGCTAAAGTAACCGTACCAAGCGCAAGCAAGGGTACTACGGCTTTATCTAACTTGGTAGCGTGTTCGCTTGTGGCTACGGTTGCGTAGGCTTGACGGGCAGAATCACGGTCTGCGGCTTCTAATTTGGCGTACTCAAGGTCTAATTCTTTGAGTTTAAGGGTCATCTCAGGATTGCCTGTAAGGGCTTGGGTTACTCCTTCAACCGTATCGTCAGGTATGCCTAGCTTAGAAGCGATCCAGCCCACAGCAGCACCCCCAGCAGGGCCAGCAACAGCAGTAGCCAAGACAGGAGCAACGCCTTTAAGTAGTCCAAGTAAAGTTTCCATCATTTATCACCCCAAACAATAGCCCACGCTATCCAACCTGCTACTAGTAAGCACATTAACTGCGCCCTGCGAATATTCTTTAAATCACCGTCATACTTCTGTTTTTCTTCTTTTTCCAGCTTTTCTAGTTCATTCTTTATCTTCAAGATTTCAGCCCATTCTTTCTCGCCTAACGCAACATTTTTAAATTGCCGCAAGAACTCGACCTTTAAGGTGTATTCTTCTTGGCTAATTAACTTGCGCTGACGGTATTCAGCTAAAGCCTTGTGTATTGCTAAACGCTGCTTTACTTGTGCTTCTTTTTTAGCCCTAAGTCTATCTTGGGCTAATTGTGTTGCTACATCCGTTCCGTCTTTTTGGAACGCTTCTACTTGTTTAGTTAATGACTTGGCACTTTCCCTAGCTGAATCAAGGCTGTCTGTAAGGGTTTTGACATCCACATTATCTATCGCCAAATAAGTGGATTGCCCAGCCGAATACGGTGCTGATTCCAGCGACAATGGTCATGCCTACCCAAAAACCGCCCCTAGACCGTTCTGCCATGCCTACCAGCTTCTTTAAGTCAGCATCCATGTTGTCTATTTTGCGTTCCATAGAATCAAACTTGCGTTCGTAATCTTCGACCTTTTGCCAAAGTACGCCATATTTGACGGGGTCAATCTCAAAAGCCATATTAACCAACTAACGCTTTTACTTCGTCTTGTGTAAGACCTAATGCGGCTAGTTTAGCTAGTGCAGAAGCCTTAGAAGTTGCTTGCGCTTGTTCTTGTGCAGTTCTTTCCGTTTCAATTTGAACAACTTTGGCTTCTACGGAAGATAAGTCATAAACAATTTCATTGTTATCTGCATCATAAGCAATATCATCACGCAAAACTGCAATATTAGGGTAAAGAATAAATATTGCTTCTCTTTGTTGTCTATTCATGCTCATGCTGCAATCTCCATAAGAATTACAGTACCAGTTTGGTTTCCTTGGCTATTAATAGTTAATTGCCCATTATTTTGCAACCTAGCTTGTAATTTGTAAGTTGTAGATGAAGTAGTTGCTGGGGAATCTAAATAAAAGCCATTCCACCTTCCATCTAAATATGTTCTACCGCCATTTGTTGCTGCTTCAAAACCTTGTGAATTAGCACTTTCAACAAAAATATCTGTTGAACCACGCAATATTTTAAATGCACCAGTAACTTCTGCGCCACTTTTAAAAAATTCAAATTGTGCAGAAACCATTACTAAAATTTTGTTTGTAGAAGTTGTTGGCGTAATTGATGCCGTAAAGTTAGTAATATCAGTCCATGTTGCATTAGTTGTAATAGTTGTAGAAGTACCATTAATAACTGTTTGTACCACCTGCAAAACAGAACCAGCAGGTAAATTTGCTCTACCTACATTCTGTACCGCATTAATACCAGTAGCGGTTAAGCCTGATATTGCGCCATCTCCGTTTAATGTTATTGGCATTATGTATTCTCCGCAGGTAATGGTGTGTTGCCTTCGCTAACCCATTTTAAATAGGCTTGGTAGTCTGTGTTGTCGTTTGACATTGGAATAAATGCCATATCAGATAAACGAATAACAACATCTGAAACGGTTTTAGGAAAAATAGGTGCTTGTAATTTATACATAATCATAACTCCGCAGATGAAACCCAATAGAAGCTGAATCTACCAGCGTTTGACCCATTAGTGGTAGTTGTTGTAAAGCCAGTTGAAGCCTGTGAACCATAAGACCATTGTTGATTACTTGTAGCCAAAATTCCTGGATTTATCCTAGTGCATTTTCCAGCATTACCAGCCTCATCAAAAACAGTAACTGTTGGTGCTGCTCTTTTTTCAACACGATAACCAACATACCCATCCATATATGCAGTAGTTAAACCACCAGCACTTCCTGATGTTGTGAAAAGACCATAAGAACCACCAGAAGCATTAGCTGAAGTTGGTGCAGTAGGAAAATCAAAAGACTTTTCATAATAACGCTGACATAAAGATATTTCAGTACCAATCTGTCTGTATTCAAATGAAGTAGCTTGTGTGCCTACCTCTAGTTGAACTCCAGTAATGTAGAAGGTAGCACCGTTTGTACCGACTACTGAAACTGCACCTGAAGCAGTATATCCACTTGTTGTCCATGCTCCAGCAGTATTTGTGTTGCTTGAACCAGCACCTAAACCAAAATTAACTTGAATACCGACACCATTTGTTTTTAACCAAGTGCCTGATGTATCGCCAGCAATAGTTACGCTAATAGAAGTCCAAGTATTTGCAGAAGAAATTGTATAAGTAAACGGATAAACTCTGTTTTGTGCGGAATTTAGTAATGCACCACCAAAAGTACCTGTCAAGCTAGAATAAACTTGGAATGACAAAGTTACTGTTTTAGCGTTAGCAGTTCCCCATCCTAAATCTGCAATGTTATAGCCTTCAATAAATTGCGAAAGCATAAACAAATCGCTTGATGTAACGGAGTAAGCAGATGAAGATGTTGCACCTAAATAATTAACAAATCCTACTGGTGGAGTAACAGAACCAGCGTTTTGTTGAACTGTATATTTACTAGCTTGTGTTGCAAAGCCAGCCCATCTATCTAATGTATAGGTATATACACCATTAGCAGGAGTAACACTAGCACCAGCATTTCTTTGGTCAATAACCATTGCACCGTTTATGATGCGATTCCGCATGACTGAACTAATGGGTGCTAGAACTCCACCGCTTGAATCGTTTATTCTACTGACCTGTAATTGACTCATTTTGTAACTCCATGATTAGCATATACGCCATGATACTTATTCCTTGCTTCCATAGCTACTAACTGAGCAAGTTCCAAATCTTCAAACATTCCAATAAATTTTTTCTTCTTTTCTACATTCAACAAAACGCCCCATTTTTTGTTTCTTTTGTACCAATGAACATTTTTATGCCCAGTAGTATTGTTGGAACGCATTTTACAATTTTGATTATTTTCAGTTTTTGTTGCTGGTCTTAAATTCTCAATACGGTTGTCATCTTTATTGCCGTTAATGTGGTCAATAAAATCAGGCATATATCCGTGTTGCATACAATAAATTACCCGATGAACGCTAACTGCACCGCCAAATTCTCTAACCCGCACTCTAATGTAACCGTTATTGCATAAAGTGCCAGCGACCTTGCCTTTGCACTTTTGCGAACCACGGTTTTCCCGCCAATACAGTTTCCCGTCAGCATAGTCAAACAACTCTAAATAGCGTTGTTGCAACTGGCTCATGCTAATTCCTCGTCAGTTGGTTTAGCTAGTGTTGGGTGTTCCCACTTGGCAATGTAAGCACCTTGCCCATCATCTTGTAATAAGATTGTTCCACGCAAAGGGTGAAAGTCATCAATAGTTAATTCAGAATAGATTGTTTTTAATTTTTCAAACATTACGAACCCCTAACCATTGAGCCATTAAAATAAGTATAAAGTTGCCCTGTTGCAGTATTTCTTGTATTTGCAGAAAAAGCATAAATTTCAACATAATCAGTTGAACCGTTTAAAAATACAACAGAAGCAACAGTTGAATTACCACCAGTTAGGTTATCCACACCATATTTAAAAGCACTTCCGTTTTTATAAATAGCAGTAATAACTTCTTGTGGCAACCCTTGTGAAGCTACTGCACCATTTATTTGATAATAACCGCCAACAGTAGGGGTAAAACGGCTTGATGCAAAATTGCTATTAGTATCAAAATCTTCTGTATCGTAAGTAATTTTTGTAAAAGCACCGCCTGTCATTGATGAAGTTGTGCCTACATAAGCACTAAACGCTGGCATATTACCAGTAACCATTACTTCGCCAGTAGCGGCTGGCATAGTAGCCGTAAAGTTACTAGCAGTTGCAGGTTCTTGGATGGTGATTTGACCACCACCGCTGGATTGAAGTACTAAACTCATGTTTTTATTCCTTTACGCCTAATAAATTCTTTAGGTAATGGTTTGTTTACTGAAGCATAAAAGTCAATGCACTTTTGGTCTGCTTCCTGTTGCGTTGCAAAATTGCCCAAAAACATTCTTTTATTATTATACGAAACTCTTGCTTTAAATGTGCCTTTTTTGCCTGTGCAATTATCAAAGTGCCAACGCTTCATAGTGGTATTACCACCGCTAACACCGCATTTTGGGCAGGTGATAGTTTTGTGTTTAAAGGCGGTTAATTTATCGCTTAAATGCTTTTTGCGTTCTTCGGTACATACATAACCATATGCACCTTTGCCGCCTTTTGTCTTGTTTACCAGCTTGTATTTCATGTCGGTAAAACAGTCAATTAACAGTTTTTCATGGTCGTAGGCTTCTTCTTCGGTGTCCCAATTAGCCAAAATTTCAACCTGTACGCCTTTATTCTGTTTGACTGCCCTACGCCAATCATGGCTTCTGTCTGTAAAAGAATACGCCCTATCATCTACACCTTTACCAATGTAGAAGATTTTGCCTTGTGGCGTTAAATGGGCGTAGGTGTAATACATTACAAGATGACCCAACGCTGGGTGCTAGGAATGGAAACCGTGATACCTGCATTAATGGTAATTGGGCCTACCGATTCAGCATTTTTACCAGTAGAAAGCGTGTAATTTGTTGTTACCGTTACACCGTTTTCTACAAATACTTCGTCACCGCCACCACCTGTAGCACCACCGCCTAATTGACCCCATGCACCGCCTTGGTAGCCTTCAAATTGTGAAGTGTCTGTGTTGTAGCGGATTTCACCGTTTACTGGGCTTACAGGGCGCTGTGCTGTAGTTCCTTTTGGAATCAGCATAAAGCCTGTGCCTGTAAATACAGGGTTTACAAAAGCAGTAGTAAATTGGGTGTATTCAACAGCATCACCAGCTACCGAACCTGCGACTAAATTAACCGCTTTATGGGTATTTAGGTCTAAGTTACCCGTCATTGGGGTTTGACCGTCTGCCGCTACAGAATCAGTAAGAGCAGCAGCCAAGTCATTCATGGTGTTATTTGCCCATGATGAACTAATCGTAGTTTGGGTTACTACTGGATTACCTGCGGGGAGCGAATAAACTCCCGATCCGTTTCTACTCATTTGTTGCTCCTTGAACGCCTTGTGTAGTTAGCATACGAGCCATGTTTTTTAGCTCTGCATCCGTTAATTTAGGAATATCTCGTGTTGCCCTGCCCAAACCATAAGCACCCATACCAACCAAACGAGGGCTAGTTAAAGGTAATGCTGCTAAAGCCATAGGGTTTACGGTTAAAGCACCGCCAGCACCGATACCCAATGCCGCACCTTGACCTGCCAAACCTCTAGGGGTAAATGAACTAAGTGCTTGACCTGCCAAAGCTGGCATCAAATCTTGACCGCCTTGGTTTTGCAATGCTTTTGCTAGTTCCAATCGATAACCATAATTAGTATTAGCGTTATTGCGGGTCAAAGACTGTAGTTTACGAATAGCGGTATCTGCTGCGCTTCTGTTGTTTAAAGACAATGCTCGTTCAATTTCACGCTCAAGGCTTAACGATTCTTCGTATGCCTTCATGGTTTTAGCGTAATTCTTGTCTTGGGCAACAATGGTGTCTTTTACAGTATTGCGAACCGCAGTTACAGCCCTTTGCACTTGTTTTTGCATAGGACTATCCGGATATAAGGCATCTAAACGCTGTTTAAGGGCATCTAATCCTTCTGCGGTGTGCAAAGATGGGTCTTTTTGCCATGTTTTAACAACATCTTGCAGTTCTTCAACCTTGTTTATTTCTGCCGAACCAATCTTAAATTGGCTTCCTGTTGGTGTTTTAACCTTTAGACTTTCAACCACATCATCAAGTGCGTTTGTAATAGGGGCAAAGTTTAGTTTTGGCGGGGCTTTAGGCAATGCTTTGCCAGCAACAATTTCAACGCTTGGCATGGTTGTTTGTATACCTTGCCTATAAGCCTGGCTTCTAGCAGAACGCATATTAGACAACGCATCTTTAGCTTGATCTAGCACATCCATTGCCGACACATCACCACGAATGTTTTGCAAAAAGGCTTGATTTCCTTCACGGCCCGCTCTTAACGCTTGAGCAATAGATTCTTCACCTGCGCCAGTAGTTAGCCCTAAACCCCTGCGAATAGCACCACCTGCGGCTTGTATGCCACGCCCAACAACAGGAATAGCTGTACCAATTGCAGCACCTTGGGCCACATTTTCACCCATTTGTTGATACATTGGTGCGCCAGTTAAACCTGTTTCTTCAGGAATCATTGCGCCACTAGCTGCTCCTACTGCTGCACCTTGAATATAAGGGTTAGCACGAGCAAAGCTAGGAATCATCCCTGCACCTTTGGCTATACCTGCCGCTGGTAATACAGCACCGCCAATGCGCCCACCCATGTATGACGCTGGGTTAGCCTGGGAGTACATTTCAGAATCTTGGGATAAACGCTTGACGGCATCGCTAACACCACCACGACCGCCTGTAACTAACTGTGCGCCAGCCATTACCGGATCAACGGCTGAACGAGTAACGCCTGCCATGAATGATTCTAATGGGCGTGGGGTTTCTTGCACATTTAATCGAATACCACGCATCGGTCTACCAACAGCAGCGCCACCGCCAGTTTCAGCAAATTCTGATTGGGTTGGCTGTAATTCAGTTGGCTGTGACTCTTGCAAACGCAAACGAGCGTTAGCTAAAGCTATTGCTTGTTGTTGTTCTAGTGTCATTTAAATAATGCCTTTTCTTCAGGGGTCATTACATTCCAAACTTTAGGATCAACGCCTTTAGGCACTTTAGATACTTTAGGTTGTTGCCCAATAGCTTGTGCGCCTAGATTTGCACCACGGCCTGCGGCAATACCAATATCCCGTTCGGCTTGTTCCCTTGCGGCAGCTTTTTGAGCAATTTGCTCAGGCTTATCACCAAATACAGGGAAGAATGTACGGTTGTTTCGTACAACTTCAGGCTCAGTTGCGGCAGCACCCGTTTTAAATCGCAAATACGCTTCTGACCATTGATCTTGGGCTTGTTTATATTGCTGTGCAACAACAGGAACTGCTGGGTTTGCAATGCCACCAGCCAATTTAACCGCAGTTTGGCTTCTAAACGATGTTGGGTCAAACCCTTGTGCTTCAAGCGTATTAACAGCGTTGCTTGCAGAAACCATCTGACTTTGGAAGGCAGACGCTTTACCTTGAGATTCTGTTAAATCTTTACCAGCACCTTTTTGTGACTTATCAAACTCAAACTTTTCACGATCAAGGGCTAAACGCTCTTTTTCAATTGGGCTAACTTGATTTTTAAAATCATTTAACGAACCTTTATAACCTTGGCTTCTAGCAAATTCATAGTTTTGAATATCAG